ACGCAATTTATACGCGCTCTACTATTAAAGACCGCAGCTTGTACGTTTTGGGAAAAATAGGTGACATTGTCCGTAGCTTTCTGCTACCGACAAGACACCAAAAACCACTGGCGTACAAACATCCCTTTAGGGAATGGATCTCAATAGCAGAAAGGACCTAAATCCTTACGCGTTTTAGTACCCACAAATTGCGGGCGGCCAGCGACTGCGCCACTAACACCTGTATAGGTGCTTGCCTCTACCTCGTAAGGTAAAGCCAAAGCCATTAAATTTACAGTTTTGTTCTGGTTTTATTCACTTGTGTTATCTCACAAGGGTTTAATCACCGTAAGTGTCCTTCTCACGCCTCCACAATCAAAAGAAAATGGAGATCTCTCTCACTGAGAGTTCTCTTTTAAGGTCAGAGTAGACCAATGCCAACCCGCTACACAGGAGTAGGCATCGTTGAGAAATAGTACCGAGGTACAATATTCACGAAGCCACACATTGTGAAATCTGTGCCGGCAGCTCCATACATATCGACATAAGCCGTAGTAGATGCAGCTTCACCAGATTCCAAACAATAGTACCACAAAAGTGGACGAGAGCCATTCAAACTGGAACCATAATAGACATCAGAGCCCGTAGGTTCGAAGTTCTTGTGGCTCTGGAATGGAACCTCAACAACCAAAGAGGGATTTACCCTCGAGGATGTCATAGAGATACCCCCCTGAGTCCATTGTGTAGCTGTGTTGGTCAGCATATCAGCAGCAACTTGCGAACGAGTAAGCGTATATGCTGTGGTTGTGGTATGAATGCGGTTAAACCCAGTGTTGAGGGTATAACTGCGAGGATCGCGTCCCGCAATGATACGGCAACCGTTTCCAAAATTGTGTGCGTAGATAGTCCATTTAAAACTACCGCGCAAACCAACAAAATTGGGTGCCATCCACTGCACAGGACCTTCATCTGTGAACCAAAAATTCCTGTCTGAGGCACCTGGAGTGGGCACAGTTACGCTCGTGGCCCGGTCAGTCCACGATTGATTCGTGGCTGTATTTTCCTGAAAACCAAAATTGAGTGGATACATCTTATTTCGAACGATCTGCTTCGTATTTCCGGACGCTTGCTGGAAGACATCACGATGGTAAAAAGTAGATCGTTGCATAAGTGATCGGAGAGACTGAATGCGCTCCCCCATATTCACTCCATACAGTTCAGGTGCAACAGGGGTCTCCTGGGCAAGTGCAATCTCCTTAGATTGTAGGGGCAACGGGGTTAGCAGGGTGTCGATGTGCCGTGGCACGGCAAATTCTCCATCCTCCATATGAGTCTTAATCACCAAGGTCGCATTCGCAGACGCTAGAGGAGCAAGCAAAGCTGTACCCACGCGAATACTGAAGCGACCAACATGGTAATCATCATTGAATGTGATACTAGTAGCACCACGCACTGAGAAATCAGGACTGATGTTAGTATTTGCAATCTTCCAATTAGTTGAACTAATGAAAGGAATTTTAAATACTAGTTCATCTGTCTCCTGAATGTCCCAAATCTTAGAGACGATTGTATTCTCTGACCCGGCTGTAGGCGTATTGCCTGCTGGATCGAAAGAGACAATCAATCTCCCTTGGTGGTACTGACTTGCCACAAGTTTGACGGTATATACCAGTGTACCCCGCCAATTGTAGAACATTCTGGAAACGGAACCCATTGGTGTATCATACAGGACAGTTCTTGACGCACCTAGTTCAGAAACTAGCGACGAAACTGCCATGGTTGGACACACATTAGCATGGAAAAGCGTGGTATCCACCGCATCACCCTGCTGCCAAGCAGCAGTAGTTAACACACACTCTCGTGCGCATAAGCTTGCAATATTGAGTTCGTCTCCACCGGCGAATCCCGCAACTTCAGTATCAACCGAAAGTTCAGTCTTAGGATCTAGAGCCAGTTTCTCAAATGCATCTGCAATTGATCCTGAAGCCATACCTCGAGTAGTCATGTTCCGGAAAACCTGAACATCAGAGATAGTGGACACCTTAGAGAAGCCAAACAAAGAGGCGATCTTTGCTAAGGCACCAGAACCTATCTCCGTCGCACGAGCAAACTTGCCAATGACTGGAACCTTCGTCAACTTATTACTTGCTGCTGCAACAGCCGTAGCAACGGATGATACGGGTCCAGTAGCATATTCATCGCTTTGCAACTGCAGAGTTGGTCCTGCAAGTTTAACATCTTCCATCCAGGCATACACCGATACGGTGCAACCATTAGTGTTGGTTGATGCTGTGGCAAGCGACACAATAGGATACAGATCCAGTGATCCCAAGCGTGTACGTTCTGTCCCTTGGACCTCAATAAAATTATCAAGGTAGATAAACGGGAGTCGCATAGTCCCACCCTTGTTCACATGGGGTTCCAGATACAATGTTGGTCGCTGGGTATATGATGTGCGAATAGCAGCATCTGTAGCCCGCGCATCACCAGTTGTGTCAAAGAGACTGTTGTCACTCACTGTAGGACAATAAGAGAGAGCATAGAGACCATAAACAAAAGGGGTACTATTCACCAACACATTGATGTGTAGATTTCCCCGAATGTAATGGAAGTTCTCAATCTTCTTAGAGACTGCAGTGTTTGACAGAAAAAGGTCCCAAGGATCAAAACGCGTGATACCAAAGGCAGCACCTTGAGCCAGTGTTGTCGTATAAATACGAACTGGACGGGCCATGAAAGTTGCCAAATCCACACTGGGATCAAAAATGTCAGAATTCAGTAACTTATCCGAACCTGGCATTTGTTCACTCTGACCCTCGGTTTCATCAACAAAATCAACGGTGACGTGCTCCTCTGTACCAACGGGTTCATCCATGTTGACAGCACGAGACTGCAACTGGAAACAACAGGAATCCTTAATGTCCAAAGACACGTAGGATGCACCCGACGTTGTCTGTGTCGCCGGGAAATTTGTTAGAGCTTTCTCGCTCTCGAGTCCTCCAATAACGCCGGAGGTCGACGGGCTCCAAGAGCCAAACGAATAGAAAGAAGAAGCTGAACGAATTTCTACACCACCTGGATGTCCGTGTCCATGGTGGGAGGAAACCTGACTGTGGGGGACTACCCATTCCCCAATGCTAAAAAGCACGCTTAGAGTCATCCTCTGGGTGGTCAAACGATAATATCCACACTCATACAAATATGCAGGGTTTCAAATGCAGATGTATGCAGTAACTATACTAACGTGTCCTGTTTAGCTTAACGTCCGTAGTAACATACGGACGGAGTCGTTCGCACCTACCAGGTAGGTCTCAAGCGATCCTCAGATGCAGCATCAAAACTGGCTTTGAGGTCATCCCATGTGGGAAACGTACTCGGTTCGACGAGGTCTTCAACCCCGATCTCGCGTGCAAAACGCATGCACATGGCACGCTTAGCAGTAAATTTGTCCTTCCCGTAGTAAAAATACTCACGGCAGACACTGCTCAACATATCCACGCACTGCTTTTGCACCGTAACAGTCCGCGATGGGATGAACTTAGTGAGAGTCTTCGCAATGGAACTCTCATCTAGTGGGCAAAGGTATGCCTGCACATCGTCATCCCAGCGCCAAACGCGCTTGAGAAAGGAAATCTCTGAGATGTGAATATAGGGGACTGATGCAGCCTCCTTATCCGCCATCGTGTAAACGATCCCGATATCTGCAAGCGCATTTGCGATACTGGTGTGGTTGAACCACTCGCAGCCGCTGCGAACTCCCATGGCGTTGTCATCACCATACGTCTGTAGTGCCACATTCGTCTTAAACGTGCGAGCCGATTTCTCGATCGGATTCAAAACGATGTAGATGTAGCGCATGTACAGTGCATTCACTAGGGAATTGATAACCACCGTAAGTGGATGTCCAGATGGGTTTGATCCATGAAAACGGACCAGATCGCCATTCATATCCACAACAGGGAAGCAAGTGTCCATGGCAATACCACGAACGACCCGTAGGTCCTCCTCGGTATAATTGCCACTGGCCTTACACACCTCCTCGATGATTTCAAATGCAGCAAGCATCACGGACGCAGGCATCTTCTTATCGAAGGCCTTGTAGTCACCAGCAATCATGTTATTCTCCCCAAAGCGGGTTAGAAACGTGCGCAGATCCTCCCACTCGCGAGACTGTGCAACAACGCCAATCGATGCCTCAAACACAAAGCGGTTCAACTGCATGACGCGGATGAAGGACAGGAGGTACTTACGCACAACCACATTCCAGTCCGCCGGAGCAGCACAAAACACTCGCGTGTTCTTACCTTCGACCTTAGAAAGCTTCAAGGCTTCGTCCTTGAGTGAGCCAGAGAAAACTGGCATACAAAGCTCTCCCCGGGTGTAGCGGTTGATGTAAATGTCGACACGATCCATCACCTCAGGTACGAAAGTTACTGGCTTGGAGCAAGAGGCAGTCTCAGGAAGTTCCACCAACATGGACTTCTTGCACCGCCGCCAGGGCGCTCCCATCGAAGTGTTGCGATTCATCTTATCGACAAAACGCACTCCATTGGCACCATTGATCGCTGTCATGTCATCATAGACAAAGAGTTCCTCGGCAAGCTGTTCCTGAGGAATGCTAGTCAGGATATCATTCAAGAAATCCTTCTTAGCAATCTCAAGGATGTCTCCGCGAATCTCAGTCACTGGAGAAATCATCTCCTTGATGGCATTGTACCAAGGTTCCCAACCACACATAGCCGGGGCACCAGTCTTAACGACGTAACCCTCGGCCTCTGCGAGATCCCGCATTGGTGTGTCGATCACTTTCGATCGGCTACCGCCGCGAAATCCCGTAAATGAACCATACACCTGAGCCACACCCTGCTGCAAAAAGCGAAGGGGGGACTTGGTGTGTAAAGTGGTCACTTCACGGGGTGCTGTCTCTGAAGAGAGAAGCGGAGAGAATCCCTGTACAGCATAGCTGCGCATACTCTTGCGCACATCCTCAATAAGATCACGTGTGATTGGAGTGGCAACCGCAACATTACGGTCACCAGCAATGTGAATACCAGCAATGAAAACTCCACATGGGTAGCGGAGAATCAAAGCTGATCCACAATCACCCTTCTGTGTGGGGGTGGCCACTGTGCCACGCCAAACATCCATACGTCCAAGAGTTCCAATACGCTCAACAGAACGTGCGGCTCGCGTAAACGCTTCCCGGACTAGAGTCCCCATCTCTGTTCTCTTTAGATAAAAGCCCTCGGGGGCTCCACCTAGAACAGTGTTGGCAAACAACTGGTCTAGCACGCGCTTCGGCGGCGCACTACGGATCTGGAAGAAAGCCAAATCTCCCTCACGCCGGACAATTTCCGACTGAGTAAGCACGAAGTTAACCTCCGTTCCTACCCCATCAACGATGGGTCCATCAACAACACGCATCTTAATAATCCCAGACTCATGGAGTCCGTGATTATTGATAACGTAGAGTTGACCTCCCAATGCGAGAGCACGGTTGATTCGGGTTGTTCCTGCCAAATCAGAAGAAGCATAAACTAGCACGCAATTGCGCGCCAAGTGAGCCTCAACCTGAGCATCGGAGAAATTCTTCCACGAAGCTCCTGCAACTGGCATATCGAACGTAGTGCACTCGAAGTCGTCACGGTACCACACATTCTGTGCTTCACCCTTATTGACCGGTGCACGTCCAATAGTAGCGCTCACACTCTCCTTTGAAAGCGTGTTGCCCTGCTTCTCTCCAACTGGAGAAAAGAATCTACGTAGCTTAGAAAGCATGTAGATAGTGGACATTGCGCCTACCATAGCTCCAAAGAGCTTGACGTAGCCAATCTTCCTCTGTACGGCGGCTCCCGCCTGCTTGAAGAAGTGCGCTCCTGCCGCAACCGCCATACGCTTCAGCATGTTCTCGATATAAAAACCGATACGATGCATGTGAAGCATGTAGCAGGCTGCTGCAAACAGCTCAAGACCATAGCACACACGGATGATCCAGTTCGCCACTACATTCGCAAAGAATGTCCAGACGATGCCACCCGCAGTCTGCGAAACGTACTGCACGAAAAGGGCAAGCAGCCATGAGAACCCAAAGTCATTCATCTCAAACGAGAAGAAGTCATTGGTCTCAGTTTCGGCCTGCTCCTTTAAAAAACAGCATTCGTCGCATTTGCCACGGCCTTCCACACGATAGCAGATTCCGCAAATGCGGACCGCTCTCATGTTCTTGTCCGACTCGTCGACCTTCTTCTGCTCGTCGCGGAAGTTGACCACTGCATCTGAGTACCAATCAAGGAACTCATGGATGTCAGAGTACTTCGCAACGTGCTCAAATTTGGCTCGCTGAGTCATACCCGGTGCTGCAGTACCGTCCGGGACCACTCGCTCAACTGAAATGAGCCAGAAGTCTGGGTACTGCCCAGCTGCAACCTTGGGGGCTTTGCTTCCATCAAGGAAGACATTGTCCCGAGCATACTCAGGCTTCACCTCCAACGTGATCACGTACGGAAGGCGACGCTGAATTGCCAGGGGGCAATTGAAGTAGAAATGCGCGTTCAAATCCTTTGAATTTGCAGTTGCTACCACAAGCTGGGCACGCATGGGCGTGCGTCCCTTGTCTTCCAACTCAGCTTGGTTGGGCACAAAAGGGACACTGTTCACCACTTGCAACATCTCCAAGACGGAGGGATCACCTGTGGTGGCTACCTGCGGGTGCAGGTATGCAATGTCATCCAACTGAACACACCACTGGTACGAGCGGAAGCCCGACCAGAAGTCGTCGTTGGCATTGCGCACATAACGATATTCATCGTCAATGCAGTTGCCCGTAAGCTTTCCGAAATGGTAGTAAAGTACCTTCGTGAAAGCGGACTTTGCGATTCCAGAGCCACCGTATACAAGGACACCAAAAGGTGCCTTACGGTCTGCTCCCGCCGCCTTCTTTGACAGATAGTCGGCCTTGCAAAGTTCGAGCGCGGCTTGTGTGTTGTAGTACTGGCGCTTTGCCAATGGATCCATCACCTTCAGGTGACGACCAATAGCCTTGCCTTTCTCAATGGTGTCCTCCAAATCGGAGAGCCACTGAGGCAAATTCAGGCCATGTACTTCAGGGTTTGACAAAAATCGCGCCCCGCGCATGATCTCAGTAGCCTTCTGAAACCAGGCGTCATACGACTTCCCGCTGTGGAAAATCGGCGACAGCTCACCTGTCTTCATGCACTGGAAACCTCGCTCCACCAAGAACAGGGTGGTGTCAAGAACACAGTGCAGGAAATCAGGACCCGCTGTGTATTTGCGCTTCATAGCCTCACGCTCGATAACCGAGTAGCGCATGCGCTCCATGGTAAGACCCGCCTTCTCAAACAATGAGAGGGAAAGTGCGTACATAAGGAACTTATGCAGCTTCTGGTACATCACACTACCCTTGGCCACCTCATAGGTGTCCAGGGCAGCACGTGCAGCTCCGATGTGTTCCTCAACACCCTGCAACTGGGGTGTGAGTTCAGCCTGGAGCTCATCGAACTTCGAAGTGAGAAGCTCCAATCGCTTGGAAGAAAGGATGGGTTCAGAAATCTGACCCTTCACAAACGCTGTGATAGCCACCAAACGATCGGTGTGTGTGCGTGCATGCCACAACTGGTAGCCCAAGATGGCTGCGCCCTCAATCAAGTTGAGAACAAAGTCAGCATCGGCTTTGCCAATCAGGCCATAGCACTTCGCAAGAAGATCGCTCGAATCAAGAGCTTGAAGCTCAAGTTCCGAGCGAATTTCTGCGCGCAGAGCAGCGCGCCACTTCTTGTCACCATACTCACGCTTGAGTTGGCGTTCGAGCTTGTGCTCGGGAGTACTACCCCCCAATCCCATGAAAAACTTCACGGTGACAACACCCCTGTTGGGGATGTCATAAGCGGCGATCACAATCTTGCGATCCACCAAAGGCTTGTTCTTGTAATACAAGCCAAAATGGGGCACTGAAGCTGTGACTGAGCGCGGTCCAGAGAACTGAACTGCCAAGCGCTCACGAACAAACTCATAGAGCTCGCTCACGTAAAGAGCCTCGCGAATAATGGTCGTAGATCCGCATTGGATAGCAACCGAACTCTGGAGGTCCTTCGGCACGATAACGGGGGCCACTCGCCGAGCAGGGCAAACCTGAACTCGGATTGGTTCCGCAACTTCGGCAACAGGAATCTGTGCCGTTGTAGTACGGTTAGTGCGAATAAAGGTGGGTACTCGCATTCCCAGGAAGGTTGTGGAATTGGTGTTAGCCATGTTGATTTACAAGTCAAGGGCCCGGCTATTTTTACCGGTTCTCCAAGAATCACTCAAATTTCCAACTTCCTTATCCATTACAAGGGTTCAACAATCAGAGGCTTTCCTATGTCAAGAGTCTAATCACTCTATATTCATCGGGACCTAATTGTCTAGTCAAAGTAATGTCAAAGGTTGTCTTCAACAGGAGGAACAAACTAAGGGGCGTCTACCACTCTGAGGTGGACTTTCGCGTCTAATTCCTTGTGTCCTATGTAATTCTCAGGTATTATATCCATGAGACTCTAAAGGTTTGACACACTCACAAGGTGAGTGCCAAGGTGCTATAAAAGCACACAAGGCTGTGTCAACCGGTTCCACTCCGGTTTGTTTGGTTGTGGCTCTAAGTAGCCACGGACTAAATGATGACTGTTGTTGGAGGAGTGTCTTAACTCCTATCAAGGTGAATAGATCACCTAATAGGTCTTTTGTAAAGCTGTGACCTCAGCATACAGATAGCATAATAACGATAATTTTTATTTGTTTTATGTTTTCTTTATAAAAGCTAGTGTTTTTGCGAGAGGTATCTTTCGATTTAAACTTATTGTACACTAGTGGGTTAAAACCCTGGTTACTCTTTGCAAAAGCAAATAGACAAATTACATATAGGCAAATGGTTTGCCGGTTTGTTTTATCGTGGTTTTTCCTTTCCACGTGTTGCTCATTTTATATTCGGAGTGAGCGCTCCTACGGAAATAACTTCGCGTTGTCATACATTCGTAACTTCGTGATGGTTTCCACCATCATTTATCCGCTACGGTAGTGCGGCGATTTACTAAATGTATGGCTTCGACTTCTCGAAGTGGCTGTTTTTTGCAGCCAAAACAAGCATATGCGTAGATTCGTTCATAAGAACGAATCTACAGA